CAATTACAAGGGATGAAACATTAAATGATGTTTGTTTTGCCATATATCCTCCTAAAGTTAAGGCAAGTTTACGGACGCAGTATACACGAACAAAAGTATCCTACCAGGGGATATCGTCGTCCGCGTTTGTTTTTATTGCAATCGTAGTACCAAGTACGTTTACGTTTTGTACGGTGCCTACCGCTCGTTGTCCGCGTAGCCATTCTTCTACCTCGGTAATGAGCGAAACAAGCTCCGCTAAATTATCCTCATAGTAGTACGCGGTATCCTTATACTCTCCGGTCTTAGCGTCTTTATACCGTTTGTTAATTTTGATACTCGGACGGTCTACGGAGCCCCATACCGTTACGCTTATACCTCTCTTTTTAGCCTCATATATCGGACGCGCCATAAACCCTCTTTAGAATAATCGCGTTACGGTTAAAATCTCGGACCTCTACTTCTACGGCTCCTAGGTCGTAGTGGTCGTTGATAAACGCGCGAAGCTCGGTAGCCTCGCGTATTTCGTGGTCGTACTGGGAGCCCTCGTCGCGGTATACAATTACGTCGTACTTACCGGTCGAAGCCCTCCACTTGCTCAACGCCTTATACATCGCTCCTCCTTATCGAACGAAACTCAAAAAACCCGCGATGCTCCGGATACTTCGCCGCGAAGATACGCGCGTAGTACGGAGCGTAGTTGTTGTTTACCTTCCATTCGCGGCCCCCTTCTATATGGGTCTCCCAACGGGCGCGACCGAGGATATCAATAGCACCGGCCTTCTTACCCATAGCTATCAGCGTTAGCGCGATATGCTCAAACGCTTGCCAAACGTCCGGACTCTCCGTATGCGCGGCTATAAAGGTCTCGACCTTATCAGGGCTATACCCGGCGGCTAAAAGCATTTCGCGCGCCTCTAACGTACTAACCATAATTCCTCCCTAAGTTGTTAAGCGTACCGGCCGTAGAAGCGGATCACCTCCCTTTTAATTGGGGCTAATCAACAACGGAAACCGACCGGTACGGACGGACTATAATACAAAACTATCCTAGCCGACAGATTAAAAGAGACCGTTACGCTAAATAGTTTCGTAGCCTATATTCCACCAAGTAAAAAAACTACTTGACAGCCTCCGGAGGGCTCGCGCTATATACCTTTTAGCCGCTATCCTCATTCGCTCCGCTCAATTCGGAAAACGCTTCAAGGGATTTAACAACCCTTGAAAATCCCCGTTTATCTTGTCCTAAAAAAAAGATTTCTAAATAGAAAGAGTAAACGTTACGTATGTCGAGGTCGTTGTATTCGTAACCGTCGTAGCGAGTATGGTTTGTTGTTACGTCGCGGAGGCGTGTAATCTTTACGCTAACCGTAGAAAATCTTGTATAATTTAGACTCTTTATATAAAGTTATAGGAGGTATAGCCAAAAGCTATCCTCCTAAAGTTGCATACGCCGGGTCCGCGTAGGGCGAGGATTATAGCTCGCGTGAAACGGACTCGGTTTATGTTTTCTTTTTACTTTTGTATAATAACCACGGCCGCGGCTTTTCTAAGATGCTCGGCGCGTCGGGGTGAAAATAGATCGTCGCTCCCCATACGTTAAACGACCGATATTCGCTAGGTATACCAGCGATACGATCATACCACGGAAGCTCCGACCATAAGCGGCCGAACTCAACTCGATTTAACCATACGTCCGTACCGTGGCCGTCGCGCGCGTGGCGTAGGATGTAATCCCATACCTTGAGTTTGAAGCTATCGGGACTCGTTGTCGTCATCTTCTCTCTTCCATTCCGCTAGGCGTCGTTGAAAATCGGCAAACTCCGCGGGCGTCGGAGGAGTACGCCGCGCGTACCGCTCCTCTACCGCGCTATGTACCTCGATAACCCTAGTCCGAGGCGGTTTTAAGTTGCGGTACTGACTATACCAGCGACGCAAACCAGCCTCGGACCATTCGACCTTAACGCGTATACGTTTCGGGTATTCCATACCTATTTAGCTAACAAGGTATCCAGGTCGTCGCCTTCGCGTACAAACAACTCCGCGATGCGCTCCCAACCCCATATAAGCCCGTCATGTAGCCCGCGTTCGTATGCCGATTTCGGCTCCGCTAACGCGTGTTCGTTGACCAGGTCTCGGAGCCTCCGGAGTACCGCACTCGCTCCGGAGCAATATAAATCCGTCTCCGTATACGTTTGTATCTCCGGGTAATTCCGTACGAACTCCGTAGCCTCTATTTCTATCGGTGTTTTGCCTGTCATTTCTGATAACCTCTATAGCTCTATACTTTAGCAGTAATCGTTTCTCGTTAGCCTTACACGTTCGGAAAATCATCGTCGGAACCCTCCTCTAATGACTCCTCCGGTACGATACAGCCCGTAAGTTTCGACAACCGTATAGGACTCTTAAAGACTCCGGGTTTAAGCTCTACCGCGGCACACTCGCGGAGATATCGCGTAGACTTTTCTAGAGCTACTCCCTCTAACGTACGAACGTCGTAAAACGTTACCTGGGCCTTAACCGGTTTAACCTCTCCGGTTTTAACGTCTACGGTCTCGGTCGATTCCTTAACGTAACCGTTAGCCTTAGCGCGTATATGCTCGTCTACCTCCTCTTGTTGGTGCGGGAATATCGCGAGGGTTTTACCCTCAAACCTCGGAGCCTCTACGACCTCCGCGCGCGGCCCAAACGCCTCCGGCATTTCCTCCGCGGTATACAGCCCGTTAAGTTGTTGCGGGAACGCTTTACGAAGCGCGATAGACTCGGCAACCTTTCGGATCATAATTCGCGGAGCCGTTTTCCAGAGTCCGAAGCCCTTATGGTAGTCCGCCAACATCGCCTCCCCTTCCATCGCGATACGCCGATCTTTGCGGTACACGCGGCACCAAGCGCCAATAAAGTTAGAGCCGGTAACGGACTTAACCCAATTACCCTCCGAGTCGATTAACCCCCCTTCCGCGCCGTCAAACTCCGCAAACGAGTTAGCAAGCGTCCAGAAACCGTTAATGCCGGTCATCATCTGGATACGGCCGTCGTTACCCTTGATAAACCAAATCTCTTTCTTAAACGGGTTAAGACCAGTCGCCTTGGCGAACTGTATAAACATCGCAAGCTCGGCGGGCGTCGCTCCCTTCGCGACAGTATCCCGAAGCGTCGCTAATGTTTGGTCGTCGTTATAGTCGATAGTGGTTAGTGCGTTTGTCATATTTACTCCTAAAGTTTACGCCTCGGTTTTACTACTACGTCCGTTTCGTCGTTTACGATAGACCCTATGACGGTCTCTACCGTACTCTTTGACCCGAACGCCTTACTACACTTGTAATCGGCTACCTCGCACGTAAGCGTAAAAAACGCGCGTTGTAGACCAGCTACAAGGATTATCGCTAATACTGGCGCGCCGACGATAGCCGACGCGGTAACGTATAATCGAAAGAAACTCTTTACCCTCTCCACAAAACCTCCAACAAAACCCAAACGGTAAACAAAACGAAGTTAGCCCCTAGTAGATAATTCAAAACAAAATCCATAAGCCCTCTAAAGAAAGCCCCCGAAGGGGCGTTACGGTTAGCACGTATACGAATGGAAATAGTTTCCGCCGTTCTTATAGTAAATAAGCTCTCCGCATTGGGTCATTTCCGCGTTGTAGAGTTTGTACACGGTCGATAATTGCTTACGGTCTTTATCGTAACGAACCTCGGAACAAAGTAGTTTATCCTGATTCGCTACCAAGCCGTTTCGGTCTTGGATAAATCCGATAGCTACAAGGTTTCGGATTACGTTTACGCTAGTTTGCAAAGATAGTTTCATAAGGTCTCCTAAAGTTTTACCGTCAGTCGGTATGGTACTTTTGTATCGTAGTAGGATACTTTTGTAAAGTAGTTGGATGCAGAAAAGTTAAAAAACCTAACCGCGGGAAACTCCAGCAGGTTAAACCCCCCTCTATTTCGGTAGGGTTTTTACCGCTCCGTCGTAAGCGCGAGTAATCACCATAAAAACGGTCGAATACTTGACCAAAAAAAAGAGCCCCGAAGGGCTCCGCTAGTTATTTCTTGAAGATATCGACCGGGTACCGCTCCGTCCATTCTTCGAGCGTTCCATCTTTACGAACGCCGCGGACCGTTACGATTTCCTTAGCATCTATTATGCTAGGCTCCGATTTAATTACTATCCAGTGACCTACGACAACGCCGTAGACTTCTTGACCCGTAGCGAATGTTGGTACGAAAGTTTCCATAACGTCTCCTAAAGTATTCGGCGGAATTGCCGTCGCGTTATGGTAGTAAAGTATCATACCTGGAGAGTTTGGCAAGTAGCTATTGTAAAAAAGTATCCTACTATGATAGTTTCTTATCATGGAACAGAATATTAAAAACGTGAGTCTACCGGCTATCGTCCGGAAACGACTCGGGATTTCTCAATATGCTATGTCGCGACACTTCAGGCGGACGCCGAAGGGATACGCGGCTATGGAACAATCCAGTAAAAAGTACACGTTAGAGGATATCGTAAAGCTCCGTAAGCTAGGCGGGTATTCCTGGGAGGAACTCGGAGCCCTCATAGAAGGGCTAGCAAGCGCGGAAACGGCGTTATAGAATCGCTCGGAATAGTACACGCTATAAAACAATAGTATCAGAGTATAAAAGTATATGCCTCGGAGCCTATCGGGAGCGAAACAAAAACGGTCTAAGGCACTCCGGCTACGGGTACCGACGAACGCGGGAGAACTTATAGAGAAGTACGGTAGCCCGCTAGAGTTTCTATTACGCGTTATGAAGGGCGAGGAGATCGATATGGAGTTTCCGACTCTCGCGCAACGGATATACGCGGCTAACTCCGTCGCGCCATACTTACACGCGAAGCTCGTTAGCGTAGAGCAGAAAACGGAAGTACAGGTAGACAACGTGATAAGCGCGAAGCCGCTAACGGCTACAGAATGGGCGCAGAAATACACCGGACAAACGATAGAGATTAACCCGATACAGGCAGCTATAGACGCGGAGGCAATCGCGACGGCTAGGGGAGAGGAGGATAGCGACGATGATTACTAACGATGTACCAGATACCGTCGTAGAGTTGTTCGATAGGTGGATAAAGGACGAGGTAGGGTCGATGAACGCCGCGTTCTACTACGGAGCCCTTCGCCAAGGGTTTATAGCCGGATACAAAGCAGGTCACGCCGACGCGTGGGATCAATGGCGAAAAGGTAAACTATTTGAAAACGACGACGACGCTAAACAAGCGTACGAGGAGGCGTTAAACAACAAGCCCGAAGAGGATAACGACGACTAATGTACGAACCTCCGCGCGAACGTAGGTTAGTATGGGCTCCGCAAGCCGGACCGCAAGTAGCGTATATGGAATGTCCGCTACCGCTAGTCGGGTTTGGCGGTAGCCGAGGTGGAGGTAAGACGGACGCGGTACTCGGTAAGTTTGGCGTAAAAGCTAGCTCCGACAAACGCCGCAATATGGTTTTCTTCCGGCAAGAATTGCCGCAAGCCGACGACTTGATAGAGCGCGCGCGCGATATATACGAACCTCTCGGAGCGCGGTTTAATCAGATGAAAAACCAGTTTGTATTTCCAAACGGAGCGCGTATCCGGTTTCGTCCGCTCGCTAACGATAACGACGCTAAGAAGTACCAAGGGCAGGGAGTCACCGACGCGGCCGTAGAGGAGGCGGGTAACTATCCTACGCCTAGCCCTATCTTTAAGTTGTTCGGATGTCTACGCGGAGTATCGGATACCCAACTAACGCTAACGTTTAACCCTGGCGGTCCCGGTCATACCTGGCTACGCGAACGGTTTGTAAAGCCCGCTCCGCTAGGTATGCAGGTACTCTACTGGGATCTCCCGACCGGTAAGCGGGTACCCTACATATACATACCGTCGCGGATAACCGATAACAAAATACTACTCGACAAGGATCCGGAGTATATCGACCGGCTCCACATGGTCGGCTCTCCGGAATTGGTCCGCGCGTGGTTAGAGGGCGACTTCGAGATTACCGAGGGCTCCTACTTTCCGGAGTTTGGAGCGCGTCACATTATCAAACCTTTTACCGTTCCGTCACACTGGGCGCGCTACCTCGGCTACGACTGGGGATACCGTAGCCCCTTCGCGGCTATATGGGGAGCGGTATCGAGCGGTAAAGACGACGCGGGTAACGAGGTACCCTATCCGAAGGGCTCAATAGTCATATACCGCGAGTTATGGGGTACACAGGTAGAAAACACCGACCAGGCGGAGCGCATCGCGAAACTTTCCGGCTCCGAAAACCCTATAGCCGTCGCGGATCCGAGTATCTTTAACTCTAACGGCGGACCGCGTATCGCGGACCAGTTTAACCAGGTATTCGCCAAGTATAAGCATCCGAGTTTTAGACCGGCCGACAACGACCGGCCCTCCGGGTGGTCTCAGATACGGCAACGTTTACAAGCTCCGACGCCGTTACTCTATATATTTAGTAGTTGTCCCTACTTGCTAGATACGTTACCAGCTTTACAGGTAGATCCGCGTAAGCCGGAGGATTGCGATAGTGCAGGGGACGATCACGCCGCGGACGCTCTCCGGTACTTATGTAAGGTTAGGGTACTCGATACGACGTATAAAAAAGAGGTAGAACCGGCGCGAGGCGGGCAAGTACAGTTAGCGAAGTACATAACCCAAATGAGATCACAGCAAAACAGAACGAGGGTGTAACGTGATAGGTACCGACGATAAACCGGTAGTAGAAAAGTATTCGGCTAGGTATTGGAACGCTCAGATCGTTGAAGCCGAGGAACGCCATAAGAAGTTTGTAGACTGGGGGCGCGAGTCTATCAAGGTTTATCGCGCGCAACATGACCTAAACGATACACAACGTAAGATTAACGTTTGGTGGTACTGTATCAATACGCTCCTACCGGCGTACTACTCCTCTACGCCGAAGGCGCAAGTACGGCTCCGCAAGCGTAGCGGAGGTATGATACCGGAGGTCGGAGCGGTTATCCTAGAGCGGAATATCCAGTACGCACTAGACGAGTATTTCGACTTCGATCAGGTAGGATTTAATGCGGCTCTACAATTCCTCCTAACCGGACGCGCTATCTTATGGGCGCGTTACGACGCCGAGTTTGAGAAAGAAGAGGTAGAAATAGCCCTAATGAGGCTAGAGGACGGTAGCCTAGTAGACCAAACCGGCGCGCCGTTTGATACCGAGCAGGAAGGGATCAAGGAGATCGTGGAGGATCCGACCGGTCTTATTATCGCGAAGGTAGAGGTAGAGAAGAAAGAGGACGAACGCGCAATACTCGATATCGTACAATTCGACGACTTCCTAACCTCCGACGCGCGTAACGAGTCAGAGATAGAATGGGTAGCCCGTCGCGCGTACCTCGACCGCGAAGCTGCTACCACCAAGTTTGGCAAGGATATCGCGGATAAGCTCAACTACTCCGCCTACCCTAACTCCGTCCGCGAAGATTACAAAAAAGACCGAAGCCTGTACGAGGGTAAAGCCGAGCTATGGGAGATATGGTGTAAGACCTCGGAGCGGGTGTACTGGCTACAGAAGAACGGCGATAAATCAATTATCCAGGAGTCCGAACCGCTAGTAGAGTTTGAGGATTTCTTCCCGTGTAGCGTTATTAACCAGTCCGTAGACCCGGACAACGTTATACCGGTATCCGATTACGTACACGTAAAAGACCAGATATTACAAATTGAACGCCTTACTACGCGGCTCGCGGCTATCGTCCAGGCAATCCGGACAAACGCGATATATGACGCGACTATGGGACAACAGGTCGAACAACTCCTATCGGGCGACCTCAAGTTTATACCGGTTATGAACTGGCCAAACTACCAGGGGCGCGGAGGGTTACAGGGCGGCGTGAACTTTATGGACGTATCGCCATTCATAAACGCTCTACAGGTACTCGGACAAGCGCGGTCGGATGCTATGTCGCAGCTATTTGAAACCCTCAAGGTATCGGACCTCCTCCGCGGAGCTAGCGACGCGACTAAGACCGCGACGGCTAACCGTTTGGAGAGTAGTTGGAGTAGCCTAGGTTTAATCGTTCGGCAAAATCAGTTTGCCGCGTTTATTTCTAACGCTTTAAGCAAAATCGGTACCATTATCGCGGAGCAATTTAACCCAGAGGTTATATACGAGATAGCCGACGCGGACGGCCTATTACAACCTATGATGCCGGATGTAGAGCAAGGCGAGGGACAACCTCCTATTGACCCTCAAATGGTTCTGGACGCGGTTAAAGCTCAAATAACCGACCTCTACCAGGACGACGAGAAGCGTTGTTACCGTATCCAAATCGCTAGCGATTCTATGGTAGCTCTCGACCAAGCGCAGGAAAAACAGGACGGTTTAGAGATGATCTCCAGCGTTTCGCAATTCTTCGACCAAATGAAGGGTATGATAGAACAATACCCTCCGCTCGCGGGTTTCTCGATGGCGTTACTCCAAAACGTTACGCGACGATACAAGGGCGGAGAGGAGTTAGACGGTATCTTCCAAAAGGCGCTAGGTACAGTAACCAAGCTCGCGCAAGCTAGAGAGGAGGCAGCCGCGAACCAACAGCCGCAACCGGATCCGAATATCGAGATCGCACAAATGCAAGCTCAACTAGAGGCGCAGCGTCAGAGTATGGACGCGGAGTTTAAGGCGCAAGAATTGTACCTCAAACAGACTATCGAAGCGTCTAAACAATACCTCGCGCAACAAGAGTTAGAGATAAAGAATAACGCTCTATATATCGAACAAATGAAGGTCGTAAACGCGGCCGACGCAAACCAGACCAAGAACGAGATCACCGCGGAGAACAACCGCGTAAAAGCTATGCTCGACTTACAACGGTTAGAGCTAGAACGCGTAGCTACGAAGCTCTCCGAAACGGAAAAGCTCCTAGAGGAACGGCGGCTAACCTTCCAACAGGAGTTAGAGCGCGTTCGTATGGGGATGGAAAACATGAGCCGCAACGCGTCGCCGATTATGGTACAAACTGATAAACCTATGGTTATCGAACGCCAAAAGCCGCGAAAGCGGGTAGGGCGAATCATAACGGACGAGGTAGGTAATCCGGTCGGTATTGATATTGAGGATCAAGAATGAGTACGACGACGGTAAGTAACAGCGCGGCAAGTGTAAATCCGGATATACCGGTAGCTACCGTCATACAAGGCGGAGCGGTCTACCAACAAATCGTAACCGGTATCGCTAACCAGCCTCACGACGAGATAATACTAGGGTATACCGGAACGAACCTAACTAGCGTAACGTATCGGCTAGGCGGAAATACGGTAGCTACGCTTACTTTATCTTATACCGGCTCTAACCTTACCGGCGTTGTGAGATCATAAGATGCCATACGTTTTTAATCCCTTTACCGGTAACCTCGATTGGACGGATAGCGGCTCCGGTGTTCCGTATACTGGCGCTACGCAAAACGTAAACCTAGGCGAGTACGGATTAACCGGAGGTTTTGTAACCCTCGATACAACGCCTACGACCGCTACCGGCGCGGTCGGGGAGATATCTTGGGACGACGGAGAGGGTACGGCTAGCCTCGTTATGAAGGGCGGCAACGTTACTCAGAAGATAGGGGAGCAGGAGTACGCGCGCGTCTATAACGATAGCGGGACAACTCTAACGCTCGGACAAGTTGTTTATATTAGCGGCGCGCAAGGTAACAGAGTAGCGGTAAAGCTCGCTCGCGCGGATAGCGAACTAACCTCGCGTGGTACAATAGGGTTTGTTGCCGAAACTATGGCGGCCGGTGCCGAGGGTTTTATATTGGTATCCGGAGCCCTCTATAAGCTCAATACTATAGGTTTTACAGCCGGAGACCCGCTCTATCTTTCCGCGACGACGGCGGGCGCATACACAACGACCGCTCCGGCGTCACCAAATCACCTCGTTATTCTTGGATGGGTAGAGCGCGTACACGCGACCGCGGGATCGTTCTATATAAAGGTCGATAACGGTTACGAGTTAGGCGAGTTACACGACGTACAAATAACCAGCGTTCAGGATAACGACGTACTAAAATACGTCGCGGCCAATAGCCGGTGGGAAAATAGCTCTACGCTCTCCCTTACGGGTCTTACTCTTTCTACCTTTACGTCCTCTAGCGTTTTGTTTGCCGGAACAAACGGCGCGATTACTCAAGATAACCGTAACTTTAATTGGCAGAATGCCGCTAAATGGTTGTCCGTGTCGTCGTCGTTTCAAGAACGCGTAACGAATGGATCGTTTACCGGCAGCGCGTCCGGATGGACTCTCCCTACCGGGTGGTCGTACTCCTCCAACAGCGTATCGCACAATACAAACGGCGCGGGCGGACTTACTCAAACGCTAACGGTCAACCTCGGCGAACGATACGAGATAACGTTTACGCTCTCTAACGTTACGTCCGGAGGCGTGGTCGTTACGTTTAACGGCGTCACTATCGGATCGTACACAACAAACGGTACCTTTATTTACCGCGGAGAAGTTACCGCGGTTTCGGGTATCCTCGCGTTTAATCCCACAGCTACAACCGCTAGACTTACTATCGACGACGTAAGTTGTAAGATACTTAGCGGCGGTAGAATGGTTACCGGCGATCTCTACGTTCAGGGATCGGGAACAAGCGGCGTCGTTACCGTATCGGCTACCAATAAATCGAACGGATTACCCGGTACGACGCGGCATATACTTCTAGAAAACGCGGGATCAAATAGTTGGATCGATTTCAAGTTTTCAGGAATAGACCGCGGGCATATTGGCGGTAACTCTTCGGGCGAGGTTTCTACGTGGGTATCGGGTGGTAACTATGACGCCGTATATAATAAATCGACCGGTGCTTTAATTAGCTACAATACTCCGGGCGCGTTTGGGCACTATGGCTACGGCGGATTTCAAAACGGCGTAAATGCGGGCAATACGGGTACTCCTTCGAGTACGCTTATGTCCGCGGGCGGAACGGCTCTAAAGGTTAAGTACATTACAGCTAACCAAACGTTAGACAACACCGCGACCGAATGGATAGTAGAACCGGACTCGGCAGCGTGTACGGGCGCTCCTACTAACGCTTGTAGCAGTTATACAAATGAGGCGGATTGTCTCGCGCGCGACGCTCACGGGGGATGTAGTTGGTTTGCTGGGTACGATTGCTCCGTTTACAACGGCGACGAGTCAAATTGTACGGGTACTCCCGGATGTACGTGGGATCAAGCGTCGTGTTCCGTATTCGGTGACGAAACATCGTGTAACAGCGTTTCCGGATGTAGTTGGACTAATACTCCGCAAGATTGCTCGGTTTTGGACGAGACAAGTTGCGGTAGTACGTCAGGATGTACACAGAATTTCGACGATTGCTCGAACTACTCGGACGGCGGCGGCGACGGTACCGCGTGTAACGCGGCTAATGGTGGCGGGTATTGTAGTTACGATAGCGGCACCGGAGCATGTACCGGCGGATCGTGGTACGTAAGTTGCTCCGGTACCTACGACTCTTACAGTTGTCAAGGAACCTATGCCACCGGAACGTGTAGCGGTACGTATGGCGCGGCGTGTAGCGGCTCGGCATCGTGCGGAGGTATCGACGATTCAACAAACTGTAACAATGAGCCCGGATGCAGTTGGGCGACGGCTATTACGCTAACGCTACCTCAGATATCCAGCGTTCCGGATAGAGACTATTGGATTTACAATAACAGCGTATCAAATGCCGATGTGATTTTAGTACCGTTTGTCGGAGATACTGTAGATCATACGACATCTTATACGCTTTCGAGTTTTAAGGATTGGGTACATATAAGTCCGCTCCGACGTACTCTATCGTGTTCGGGACTAAATGAGGGAACGTGCGCGAGTACAACCGGATGTAGTCCGTATTACCCTAATTGTAGTTGGAACGCGATGGACAACGTTTGCCAGGGCGACCCATCTTGTTCGGCATACGGAGATCAATCATCATGCGAGTCGGCGACGTATTACGGCGGATGCTCCGGAACGTATGTTACGTCGTCAAATTGGTATGTCTTTGGGAGATAGTATGTATCAGGCTACGGAAGAAACTATAAAGGATATAATCGCGCAAGCTCCGCGCGCGTTCGTAAAGGTTTGGGCGCAAAATTGCCCGTACTGTACGCGACTAGACGAACAGCTAAAGAACGTAAACCTAGAGGGATTTACGATAGCCGCGCTAGAGGTCTCGCATCCGATGGATCGTAACGCTAAACCAAGCGAGTTTAAGCGTACGTACATGAGGCAGGATAAAAGCGACGTAGTTAAAGATACCGTACCGGCTATATTCGTATTTGAAAACGGCGAACTAAAGTACCGTCATTTCGGTATGCTTTACGCGGACTCGCTCCAGCACTGGCTAGCGACCGGGGAAGTAAAACCGTCGGAGTTGCAGCGGATTGAAAAGGAACAAGCCGACCGCAAGCAAAAGTTAGTAAACCTCTTCGCGCAACGCGGGGAGCTAACCTACAACCTCGACTTAATGAACGCCAAACTAGCAGAGATTAACAAGGCTATTGGGGAGCTAATCAAATGAAACTAGACGTAACGTTTACCCTACCGCTACCAGCCGAAGCCGCGGAGTTTATACGGATTATCGCGAAGGTACACGGGATAACCTCGGAGGATATGTCCGATATTTGCCGAGGTATGGAGCAGGTTTGCGAGGAACAAACGCGGGCTCTATTCTATAACCTAACGATATCGGCCCTAAGCGCGTACCTCGGTTTCGCGGGCGCGCAGACTATCGACCAAATACGCGCACACTTTGACCAAGCGGCGGAGATATCGGCTACCCTTACCGAGGAGTAATAGTCGGTGTTTCTAATATTCAAGCCACCACAAAGTATCTTACAAGTCAGGATACAGGATCCGGACGGATACAAACGGTACACGCTTGAAGAGGAGTTAGCGTTACAACTCCTAACGGAACGCCGACCTACGCGTAAGCGTAAGCAATCGAAGCTATCGTTCAAGGATAAGATAGAGACTCGGCTACGAGGCGGCGAAGCTCCGGAAGTTATCGCGGCCGACCTAGCCGAGTCAGTCCTAACCGAGGAACAGCCGATACCGGTTAAACCCGGCGTAGACTTCTTACGGTTAGCGGCAGAGTACGAACGCCAAGTAAAAGCCGAGATAGCCGCTATCGTCCAGGCGCGCGCCGCGGAACTGCAAGCCCGCGCGCAAGCCGAAGAGGAACAACGGCGAGCCCTTGTCGAAGCCGCGCGACTTGAGGCGCTACGCTTAGAGGAGGAACGGTTAGCCGCGATTCGCGCCGAAGAGGAACGGCAACGCATCATAAAAGCTCGGAAGGTCCGCGCGCTATTACTCCTCGCGGCTATGGACGATGAATAGCCTTTATCTCTAAACCCTGGTAGGTTAGTATCTTAGTAGGAAAGTATATGAGTAAATACAAACTCTTCCAGTATTGCCACGTACAACAAAAGGTAGTCCCGATAGAGGAGGTGCAACGTTCGCGCGGAACCTGGGCGCGGGATCTCTTTATTCAGGATGAAATGGAGCCGACGCGTAACCCATTAAACCCTAAAGAGGTATATACCAGTAAATCCAAGCTCCGAGAGGCGTATAAAGCCGCGGGCGTTGTCGAGGTCGGCGACGCGTACGAAAGAGGGTACGACCCGGAGAAACGGTCGGAGCAAACTGCAAGCGATCTAGCCCGTAAGTTAAAAAACCAAATAATTGATAGGTATAGGAATGGATGAGGTTAAAGATACCGAAGCGCAGACCAGCGAAAGCCAACCGGCAAAACTCGATATCCGAGGGGCGTTAGCGGAGAACTATTCCGCGTCGGACGATAGCCCCAAAT